ACAAAAAATAAGAAAACATCATTTACCACTTATATTATTTAGATCTAAATCAGGAGGAGCACATGTATTTTGTTTCACTGATGAATTTGTTCCAGCATCTTTAATGAGAGCCAAGCTACAAGACATGTCCTCTATTTTAGGATATGCTAAAACAGAAATCTTTCCTAAACAAAACAATGTAAAAGCAGAACGAGGAGATGTAGGTAATTTTTTAAATATGCCTTATCATGGTGGAGATCGTTCGGTTCGTTACGCTTTTGATGATAATGGCAATGCATTAACCATGCAAAAATTTTGTGATTATTATGAAGAGCATGTGTTAACCAAAGACAAATTAATTAATCTTCAATTTGAAAAAAATAATAGAGAAGAATCATTATTACCTGATGGACCACCTTGTTTGCAAACTATTTTTGCTGCAGGTCCTATTGTAGAAGGAGAAGCAGTAGATCATGCAGGTAGAAATAATGGTCTATTTAATATTGGAGTTTACTTACGAAAAGTAAATCCTGATACATGGAAGGATAAATTAGAAGAATACAATGTACCGAGATATATCAATCCACCATTAAAAGCCAATGACGTTCTTACGGTCATTAATTCATTAGATAAAAAACAATATGATTATAAATGTAATGACAAACCTATCTGTGCATTTTGCCAAGAGAAACTTTGTTATACAAGAAAGTATGGCAAAGAAGGTGCAGCGATGCCAGAAATTACACAGATTAAAAAATTAAATTCAGATCCACCACTATTCTTTGTAACGGTAGATGGAGAGACCTTAGAAGTAGAACCAGAAATACTACATGATCCTGAAAAATTTTCTATTGTGTGTTTAACACAATTAAACAAACCATTACTTCCTATTGCTAAATTAATCTGGAGAAAAATGATTTCTAAATTATTAAATGAGATGGATGAACCATTAGAAGCTCCTGATGATATGAGAATAGATATCCAATTAAAAGAAGTATTAACAGAGTTTGTAAGTCGAGCACCTGGAAAAACAATATCCGATATTAAAAAATCTAAAGCGTTTGTAGAAGATGGTACTTGTTATTTTAGATGGAAAGATTTTTGGAGAGCATTAGTACGAACTAAATCTTGGCCTGATAAAACGTATACAAAAAATAAGACAATGAGATTAGTACAAAATCTCTTTGGTGGCAAGCAGGTATTTAAAAGAATAGATGAGAAAACAGAACGAGTTTGGGCAGTAGATGAAGTAGATTTAGATAAAGTATTTATTAGAAAGAATAAAGCTAAAGATGCTCCATTCAAATAGAACTATTATTCCTGGTCCTCCAGGAACAGGAAAGACCTATCGTTTGATTAACCATCATTTAGCGAATGAATTAAAAATAACGAACCCTGATAAAATAGTATACATTTCTTTTAGTAATGCAGCAGCTAATGAAGCTAGAAAAAGAATCGAAACATTATATCCTAATAAAGAAGTATTAGTAAGTACTCTTCATGCATTAGGAACTAGAGAATTACAATTAAATACGAATGAACAATTACTACAAGGAAGTAATTGGAATGGTTTTAAAAATTATTCTCAAATATGTAAAGATCTAGAATTTGAAACTATCATCAATCAAAGCGGTGTTCCTGAATACAGAAATAATTATATGAAAATTATTGACTACGCTAAATCTAAAAAAATAAACAACTTAGAAGATGCAGCATTAGAATTAGATATTATTGATTCTGTAGATATGGGTTTGTGTAATCAAATTAAACAAGACTTAAGTGATTACAAAAGAGATTTTAACATGTTTGAATTTTCAGACATGATATCCGAGTTTATCAAGAGAGACAAATGTCCTTCCCTCGATGTAGTCTTTCTTGATGAAGCACAGGATCTGAGTCCCTTGCAATGGGACATGTTTTTTTACATTGAGTCCAGATGTAAACGTTCTTACATTGCAGGGGATGATGATCAAACGATTTATTCGTTTCAGGGTGCTGATCCTACTATCTTTATTAATCTAGAAGGTACTCTAGATGCACAAGAACAATCGAGACGAGTACCTAGAAGCGTGCATCGAGTGGCTATGAAAATACTAGCTAATGTAGAACATAGACGAGAAAAAGTTTGGTTGCCAAGAGATGCTGAAGGAGAAGTTATTGAGGATATGTTATTGGAAAATATAGATTTTTCTACCGGTAACTGGATGATCTTGACCAGGACTAACAATCAAATGAAACCTATTGTCGATTACATGTTATCGTTAGGACATCGATTTGAATGTAAGTACAATCCATTATTACCATCAGAATTAATAACCGCTATTGATATATGGGAGCGACTGAATAAAGGAGCAAGAGTATCGGGAGAAGAGGCACAGTTAGTGTATAGCTATTTAACTTTTAAATCAGAACAAGTGAAATATGGATTCTCCGGAGGCAAGTCTCTAGAGAATGTAGATAGCGTAGATTTAGATGAACTAATGATGAGTCACGGGTTACTAGTGGCGGGCAGCTGGGAGCTATTTAACATAAATGAAGATCAAAGATTATACGTAAAAGATTTAATAGATAAAGGAGAAAATTTAACTAAACGTGCAAGAATTAAAATATCTACCATACATGGTGTCAAGGGAGAAGAATGTGACAATGTCATTCTATTTACCGATTTAGAAAAAATTATTTATGATGCAGCTTTACGAGACAAAGATACAGAACACCGATTGTTTTTTGTTGGAGTCACAAGAGCCAAAGAAAAATTATACATCATGAGTAATGATTACGATTATCAATATAACATAGGAGAAGAAATCATATGACACATAAAGAAGACTTAGAACGATTGTTTCCATCATCGAGACAAGAAGGTGGAGATCATTACAGCAAACATAAAATTCAACCTTACACATTTATTACTGACAATAACTTGTCTTTCTTTCAAGGAAACGTTATAAAGTATGTGGTTCGTTATAAAGATAAAAATGGTATTGAAGATCTAAAAAAAATAATTCATTACTGTGAACTAGAAATAGAAAGGCTAAGAAAATGAATTTTGCAATGTTAGTAACTATTGTAGTGGTAATGTATTATGTTGTTTGAAGCAGCTACGGAATGGAATTGTCCCGATCATTTTCCTGACTTAAGTAAAGCAAAATATATTGCAATCGATTTAGAGACAAGAGATCCTAATTTAAAAACACAAGGATCAGGTGCTGTTCAAGGCAATGGAGAAATTATTGGTATTGCCGTAGCCATAGAAGGTTGGTCTGGTTATTATCCTATTGGTCATAGAGAAGGCAATTTAGATAAACGAATTGTATTAGAATGGTTTAGAGAAGTTTGCGCAACTGATTCCGTAAAAATATTTCACAATGCTATGTACGACGTATGTTGGATACGATCGTATGGAATCAAAATTAATGGCCATATTATAGACACCATGTTAATGGCCTCTTTAATTGATGAGAATAGATTTAGCTATACTTTAAACAGTATTTCTTATGAATATTTACGAGAAGTTAAAGATGAAAAAGGATTAAAAGAAGCAGCAGAAGCTGCAGGAGTAGATGCAAAGTCAGAGATGTATAAACTTCCTGCCATGTATGTAGGAGCTTATGCAGAAAAAGATGCAGAACTTACATTAGAATTATTTAAAGTATTATCTAGAGAAATTAATAAACAAAATTTAACAGAAATATTTGATTTAGAAACTAGATTGTTTCCTTGTTTGATTGATATGAAATTTAAAGGCGTTCGTGTCGATATCGAGCAAGCTCATAAATTGAAGAAACAATTATCTTCACAAGAAGAATCACTATTGCTAGAAATAAAAAAAGAAACAGGAATAGAAACTCAAATATGGGCAGCCAGAAGTATTGCACAAGTATTTGACCAATTGAATTTACCTTATTTACGAACTGAGAAATCACAAGCGCCATCCTTTACTAAAAATTTTTTATCAGAGCACCAACATCCTCTAGTGCAGAAGATAGCAAAAGCGAGAGAAATAAACAAGGCTCATACTACTTTTATTGATACTATATTAAAACATTCTCACCGAGGTAGAATTCATGCAGATATTAATCCTATTCGTTCCGACCAGGGAGGAACGGTTACAGGACGATTTAGTTATTCTAATCCTAACCTACAACAAATTCCTGCTCGTAATAAAGATTTAGGTCCTATGATTCGTGGATTATTTATTCCAGAAGAAAAACATATGTGGGGTTGTTTTGACTACTCACAGCAAGAACCAAGATTGGTAGTACACTATGCAGCATCTACAGAACCTATTTGTTTTGATCCATCGGTATCTGCTATCGTAGAAAAATTTAAAAGTAATTCAGTAGACTTTCACCAAACAGTAGCAGACATGGCAGGTATTTCTCGTTCTCAAGCTAAGACGATTAATCTTGGATTGTTTTATGGAATGGGTAAAGCAAAACTACAAGCAGAATTAGGTTTAAGTACTAAAGCAGAAGCAGAAAATTTATTTAATCAATATCATGAGAATGTTCCTTTCGTAAAAGAATTAATGAACCGAACTTCAGCACATGCGCAAACTTCTGG